TGGCGGACCGAGAAATGATTAAGTCGGTCGGCAAGAAAGGGGAATTGTTCATTGAATGCCCCTTGTCGGAAAATCACACTCAGGAATCAGGCCCGACGGCGACGGTTTACTACCCGGCGCATACGGGAGGTTATGCTAACGGGGCATTTGTTTGCCAGCACGCGCATTGCCGAGACGTGCCCCAATCGGTATTTCTCTCAAAAATCGGCATCGATCCCGTCGAGGATGACTTCGAGGCGGTGGGCGGGGATGAATCTTCCGAAGCGGGTAACAAAATCCGAATCCCAGAAGCGCAACACCTCACGACCGACCAAGCCAATGCGGTGCGCATAGTTAAACGCTACGGGCAGCGGCTCATGGTATCGGCCGACCGTTGGTTCGCTTGGGTGGGTACACATTGGGCGCAGGATGACGCGGCGGTGTATCGCTTCGCTATGAATCTCTCAAAGGTTGTTCACACCGAAGCAGACCAATGGCGCGCGAAGAAAGCCGACACATCGGAAGAACGGGACAAGAACAACAAGATCGCCGACGCCTTGATTAGCTGGGCTAAAAAGTCGGAAATGCGCGGCGCCATCGAGGCCGCGCTGGGGCTGGCAAAGCGCATGCTGGCTGTGAAGGCGGAATACCTCGACGCCGACCCGTGGGCGCTCAACTGCGCCAATGGTACGGTCGACCTGCGTACCGGAAAGCTCCGCCCTCACGACCCCGACGACTACCTGACTCGGTGCATCGGCCTGCCCTACTCGCCCGAGGGCAAAGCTCCACTATTTGAAACCGTCATCGCTCGGGTGGCCTGCGAGGAAGGCAAGCCCGCGCGGCCGTTGTCGGGCTTCCTGCAACGCTGGTTCGGCTACTGCGCCACAGGCTCGGTGCGCGAACAAAAGTTCGCGGTGCATTATGGGCGAGGCCGCAACGGCAAGAGCACGGTGATGGATATTGTGTCCGAGGTGCTTGGCGACTACGCCGCTACGGCCGCGCCGGGGCTGCTCATGAGCAATAGCCACGACCGGCACCCGACCGAGATTGCCGACCTTGCCGGGCGGCGCCTGGTTACAGCGCATGAGACTGGCGAGGGGGGCGTGCTGCGCGAGGATTTCGTTAAGCAGGCCACAGGTGGCGACAAGATCAAGGCCCGCTATATGCGCGGCGATTTCTTTGAGTTCCTGCCAACACACAAGCTGCAATTGCTGACCAATTATAAGCCAGTGATCAAGGGGCAGGATGAAGGAATATGGCGGCGCGTCATGCTGGTTCCTTTCAAGGCCCGTTTTGGCACGCCTGACGAGGTGGCAAGCGGTGTAGCAACGTGCCTGCGGGATACCCGGATTGCCGAGCACCTGGCCGCCGAGAAGGAGGGCGTATTGGCCTGGATCGTCGCCGGTGCGGTGGATTGGTTCCGGGATGGCCTCAACCCGCCTGACGTGGTGCTGGAGGCATCGAAGAGCTACCAGACCGAGCAGGATAGGGTGCTCCAGTTCATCAACGAGGAATGTGAACTTGGCTCAGATTTTGAGGAAAAAGTAAGCACACCATTCGGCGGTGGATTGTATCCGGCCTATTCCAATTGGTGTAAAACAGGTGGGGCCCACCCGCTTGCAAAAAATCGCTTCCTTTTTGAGCTGGAAAGATGCGTGCCATTTTTTGCGCGTTTTGATAAACACGAAGCGGTCGAAGGCGCAAAACGCCGCAGGTTTGTAACTATTCGCGGATTGCGTTTGATCGGTAGCGAACTTTGATGAATGGTTTGCACCTGCTGCACCCTATAAAACACTATTTTCTATATCACTCTCCCGCGAGAAAAAAAAATATATAGAGAAATAGGAAAACTAGCGTTTCTGGAGGTGTAGAAGGTGCAGGCATTTTTTTACGGGTAAGGCCATGAGTGGACGAAATGTAGCGGTGAACGAGGCCGGTTTACGAATCGGGGAAGATCATCCGAATGCAAAACTTACGGATGCCGAGGTGGAGCTAATCCGGTCGCTGCACAAGTCGGGCATGAGCTACACCACCCTGGCCCGGAAGTTCGAGGTCAGCCGGGAGGCGATTGGCCGTATTTGCCGGTATGAGCGCCGGGGGCAAACCCCGATGAACTTTAAGAAAGTGCACATGCCGAAGGGCTGATTGGGTAGAATGAGCTGGTATGAGTAGGACGGAGTGAGCACCATGAAAACTAGAGGACGCCCCTCAATCTACACGCCGGAAGTCGCGGCATTGATTTGTGAGCGATTGGCCCAAGGCGAGTCGCTGCGCGCGATATGCCGCGATGCTGGAATGCCGCATGAGGCGACGGTGCGCGGCTGGGCGTTAGATAACGTGCAAGGTTTTTACACGCCTTACGCTCGCGCGAGATCGATTGGCCTCGATGTACTGGCCGAGGAAACCCTCGCCATATCCGATACGCCTGTTGAGGGCGTGCGCCGCGAGGAAAGCAGCGACGGCTACAAGGAAGTCCGCGAGGACATGCTGGGCCATCGCAGGTTGCAGGTTGATACCCGCAAATGGCTACTGTCCAAGCTGGCCCCGAAGAAGTACGGCGACCGCACCGCCATGGAACTGACCGGGGCTGATGGCGGCCCCGTGCAGATAACGGATACTGAGCGCGCGGCGAAGATATCGGCCATCCTTGCCAACGCCCAAGCGCGCAAGGAAGGCGATGCCTCCGACCTCGTTTGATCCTGCCCTGCTGGGCTATCTGACGCCCACAGAACTCGCCGAGCTGGATGCGCTTATCGCTGCCGATACGACGGTATGGCGCCCGCTGCCAGGCCCGCAGTCGATGGCCTACAACTCAGCGGCCGATATCATCGGCTACGGCGGCGCGGCCGGTGGCGGCAAGACCGACCTCGCGTGTGGAAAGGCCCTAACCCAGCACCAGAAGGTGCTTGTGCTACGCCGTGAAGCTACGCAACTAACCGGCATCATCGACCGATTTACCGAGCTAATCGGCAGCCGCGATGGCTACAATGGGACCGAGCGCATTTGGCGTCTGCCTGCCAAGCAGATTGAGTTCGGCAGCGCGCCAAACCTGGGCGACGAGGCGCGCTATCAAGGCCGCCCCCACGACCTGCTGGTGTTCGACGAGGCGGCCAATTTCCTTGAGTCACAGGTGCGATTCCTGCTCGGCTGGCTGCGCACCACAATGCAAGGCCAACGCTGTCAGGCGCTACTTACTTTCAACCCGCCCACCACGGCAGAAGGCCGGTGGATCGTGGATTTCTTCGCCCCCTGGCTCGATCAAAAGCACCCCAACCCGGCCGCGCCCGGCGAATTGCGGTGGTTCGCCATGCTCGATGGCGAGGAAGTCGAAGTCGCCAGTGGCGAACCATTCCGGCACGGCACCGACCTCATCAAGCCGATGAGCCGCACGTTCATCCCTTCGCGCGTCAGCGATAACCCCTACCTCGTGGGGACCGGTTACATGGCGACCCTGCAGTCCCTTCCTGAGCCGTTGCGCTCTCAGATGCTCTATGGCGACTTCCAGGCGGGCATCGAGGACGACCCGTGGCAAGTTATCCCGACAGCATGGGTGGAAGCGGCCCAAGCCAGGTGGAAGCGGCCCGATAAGCTCGCGCCAATGGACTCGCTGGGCGTGGACGTGGCGCGAGGCGGGCGCGACAGCACCATCATTGGCCGCCGCCACGGCATGTGGTTCGATGAGCCGCTGGCCTACCCCGGCAGCACGACACCCGACGGCCCGACCGTTGCGGGCCTAACGATTGCCGCGATGCGCGACCAGGCGGTGATCCACATCGACGTGATAGGCGTGGGATCGTCGCCCTATGACTTCCTGAACGATGCGGGCCAGCAGGTGGTCGGCGTAAACGTGGCCGAATCAGCTACCGGAACCGATAAGTCGGGCCGGCTGCGCTTCAAGAATCTGCGCAGCGAACTGTGGTGGCGCATGCGCGAGGCCCTGGACCCGACCAACAATACGGGAATCGCTCTGCCGCCGGATCCCCGCCTGCTTGCCGACTTGTGCGCGCCTACGTGGGAGCTGTCGGGGTCTACCCTCTACGTGGCAAGCCGGGAGCAGATAATGGACAAAATCGGGCGCTCACCCGACTACGGCAGCGCCTACGTGCTGGCCCTGCTCGACACCCCCAAGCGCCGCGCCCTCGCCCTCGCCCTGGGCGAGGGCAAACAGCGCCGGGAATATGATCCCTACGCCACTTGATCCACGGGCTTTGGAAACGAAATGACAACGCCTATCGCACAAGTCCCGGATGAAAGTGTGGAGCAGGACGCCGCCCGCTACCGCTGGTTGCGCGACCGTATGCAGGTGCTCTACAAAGCGCGGATGTCCGGCGGGGAACCCCGCGCCGCGCTGGCGATGCGCGTTGGCCATGAATTTCTGGATTGCAAAATAAACCCGGCCGCCGGGTGGACGAACCCACGGTACTTCGACGAATGCCGAGAGAAGGTGGACGCCGCAATCGATGAGGCGCTTGGCTATCTAGCGATGGACGCGGCGGGATGAAAACGTGCGCGACCTGCAACGCCAGCCAAAAGAACACGGTCGAGCGCGTGTTACGCTGCATGCGCTGCGTGGCAAAACCGAGCGGAAACAGCAACTGGCGGCCACTTGGGCATAACGCAGAGAGAAGGGGCGGAAAAGGCGCGCACTAATTTTTGCGTGTATGGCAGCGCTCGGTTTGGCTTCGGCCAGCCGGGCGCTTTTCTTTTCAGCATGGTGCACGTACCTGAAAACCCGCCGCCTACGATGCTCGCCAACCTAGGAGAAGGTGGACGTGCGCAAAACCATCGTTAGACCCTGTGCCTTCGCGGAACTGGAGAAAGAGCCGAACATCGCCGAGCTGGGGGCGGAGTACGCCGCCGAATCCACGACGGCGGAGCTCGGGCCGGCCAACCCGCAATGGCGCATGTATGAGGCCCTGGAGGCCGCCGGGGTAGCGAAATTGTTGTGCGCCTACCATGGCGAGGCTATGGTCGGATTCCTGCTGCTGCTGGTGTCGGTAGTGCCCCATTTTGGGTTGACTATCGCAACGACGGAGAGCTTTTTCGTGGCGCGCGCCGCGCGCAAGAGTGGCGCGGGCCTGATGCTGCGGCGCGAAGCGGAGCGCATGGCGCGCGACATGGGGGCCGTTGGGTTCTTCATCTCCGCGCCTATGGGTAGCCGCTTGGCGGAAGTTATGGGCAAGGCGAAAGGGTGGCGTGAAACAAACCGGGTTTTCTTTCGGGGGCTGGCATGAGCGATGTGGTCTTAGCGGTCGATAAGCTGCCCCCCACGCCGGAGCCTGTTGTGGATCGCTTGCGGCGGCTGGAGCATGAGCTTAGAAAGCTACCGCAGATGCCCGTCGAAACGCATCACGTTCTGCATGGCGGCATGTACGCGCGGACTATCACGATACCGGCCGGGTGCGTTCTGACCGGGGCGCTTATACGTGTTCCGACGCTGCTCATAATGGACGGGCACGCGACGGTTTCCACAGGCGGGGATGCCGTCACGATGCGCGGCCGCCACGTGCTCGCCGGCGCCCGTGGCCGCAAGCAAGCATTTTGCGCGCATGAGGACACGCACCTGACCATGGTGTTCGCCACGAGTGCCAAGACGGTGGCGGAAGCGGAGGATGAGTTCACCGAGGAAGCGCGCATGCTGCTGTCGCGTCAACCCGATGCGGTCAACCATTACGTTATTACGGGGGAATGAGATGTCTGGAGCAATTACCGCAACACAGGTGCTGGCCGCCGTCGCCGCCGTCGGCGCTGGCTATAGCATCTACTCGGGCGAACGCGCGGCCAGCGCCCAACAAGATGCGCAGAACCAAGCGATGGCCAATGCTGAAAAGCAAGCCAACGCCGCCGACCAGGCGCAGAACAGGGCCAACCAGAAACACCCCGACACCTCCGCCATTCTCTCGGCGGCGGGCCAAGCGGGCAAAGCTGGGGAGTCCGGCACGATGCTTACCGGCCCGGCCGGCGTAAACACCAGCACGCTGAATCTCGGCAAGAACACCCTATTAGGGCAATAAGCTATGGCCGATAAAACCCCACGCTCCGAACTGCTCACGCGCTGGGGCCAACTCAAGACCGAGCGGGCAACCTGGTGGGCGCACTGGAAAGAGATCAGCGACTACCTGCTGCCCCGCTCCGGTCGCTTCTTCATCCAGGATCGCAACCGGGGGAACCGGCGGCACAACAACATCTACGACAGCACAGGCACGCGCGCATTGCGCGTGCTCGCGGCGGGCATGATGTCGGGCATGACTAGCCCAGCGCGACCCTGGTTCCGCCTGGCGACGGCCGACGCGGACCTGATGAAGTACGATCCGGTAAAACTGTGGTTGAACGATGTAAGCGAATTGATGCACGCCATTTTCCAGCGCTCGAACACCTACCGGGCGCTGCACTCCATGTACGAGGAGCTGGGCGCATTTGGAACAGCGGCCAGCATCGTGGTGCCCGACTTTAAGAACATCATCCACCATTACCCGCTGACCACGGGCGAATACTGCATTGCGACCGACTGGAAGGGCGATGTGACCACGCTCTACCGCGAATTCCAGAAAACCGTCCACGAGGTCGTCGCCGAATTCGGCATCGACAAGGTTAGCAACGCGGTCAAAAACCTGTACGACCGTGGCAGCCTCGACGCCTGGGTAACGATCATCCATTGCATCGAGCCCCGAACTGACCGAGACCCGACCAAGAGCGACAACCTCAATATGGCGTGGAAGTCGGTTTACTTCGAGGTCGGCGCAAGCGAGGGCGAGGTGCTGCGCGAGGCCGGCTTTAATCGCTTTCCCGCCTTGGCGCCACGCTGGGCGGTATCCGGCGGCGACATCTACGGCAACAGCCCCGGCATGGAAGCCTTGGGCGACATCAAGCAGCTACAGCATGAGCAACTGCGCAAGGCGCAGGGCATCGACTACAAGACCAAGCCGCCTTTGCAAGTGCCCACCAGCATGAAAAATCGTGACGTGGAAACCCTGCCGGGTGGCGTAAGCTACGTGGATATGGCCGGGCCGAATGGCGGCATTAAAACCGCCTTCGAGGTGAACCTCGACCTTTCACACCTGCTGGCCGATATCCAGGACGTGCGCCAGCGCATTCAAGGCAGCTTCTACGCGGATATGTTCCTGATGCTGGCGAACCAAAGCGACGCCCGCATGACGGCCACTGAGGTGGCCGAACGGCATGAGGAAAAACTGCTCATGCTGGGCCCCGTGCTGGAGCGGCTGCAAAACGAACTGCTCGACCCGCTCATCGAGATGACGTTCGATCAGATACTGAAAGCGGGCATCGTGCCGCCCCCGCCCCAGGAGCTGCAGGGCCACGACATCAACGTCGAGCTGGTCAGCATGCTGGCGCAGGCGCAGCGAGCTATCGGCACCAATAGCATCGACCGGTTCGTCGGTAACCTTGGCGCGGTGGCGCAATTCAAGCCCGAAGTGCTCGACAAGTTCGACGCTGACAAGTGGGTGGATGTCTATTCCGATTCGCTGGGCCTCGACCCGCATATCATCGTGCCGTCCGACCAAGTGGAAGCCGTGCGGCAGCAACGCGCCCAAGCGCAACAGCAAGCGCAGCAGTCCGCACTGATGAACCAGGGCGCCGACACCGCGCAAAAGCTGGCCGCAGCCGGGGGCAGCAATCCCGGTGCACCGACCGACATAACCCGCGCTTTCAGCGGATACACCTAACCCAAGGAGATAACCATGCCTCGTTCACTTTTCAGCAAACCCGCCTACACACCCGGCCAGTTTCAATCGTCCGAGTTTGAAGGCGAATCCGTAACCCCCAGCGATGCCACCGACTTGCCCAGCGGCGCCTGCACGGCCATCTACGTGACCGGTGCGGGCAACGTAAACGTCAACCTGGCAGGCGGCGGCACTGCTGTGCTGACGGGCCTCTCCGCCGGCCAAATAGTGCGCGTGAATGCGACTCGAATCCTCGCAACCAGCACCACGGCCACCGGCATCTTCGCCCTGTACCCGGCCGGCAACCTGTAAGGATCCCCGATCATGAATCCGTTTTATATCACGACAAACGATGACAGCCCGATGCAGTCCGCGCTGGCGGTCACGCCAAACGACGCGGCTGACCTTGTACCGCCTACCGGCCCGGCCCGCCCGACACGCGCCATCACGGCCGGCGGTGCGGGAAACGTGGTCCTGGCCATGGCTGACGGCACTATCGCAACGCTGACCATACCAGCGACTGCTTGCGGTTTCCTACTCTCACTGGCCGTGAACCGGGTATACGCCACCGGCACGACGGCTACCAGCATCGTCGCCTTCTACTAGGAGCACCGCCATGGCACTGGTCAGCATGAAAACGGAAGCCACAGGCCCGCAAGCCATTGAGCCCAACCCATACGGCTACGGCCTTCGCATTCGGTTGGATGACGACCAGTGCGAAGCGCTGGGCATTACCACGCCACCGGCCGCCGGCACCAAAGTTAGCATCTCGGCGGCGGCCTTCGTGTGCAGCGCCACGCAAACCACGGAGCAGGACGGCGACGATTCAGGCATCGACGTGTTTCTCGAATTGCAGATTACCGACATGGAAATCAGCACGGCCGCGCCGCAAACCGATGCCCGCTCGCTCTACCCGAACAGCACGCTAATCTAGGTTTCCCCCGCCGTCGCCTTTGGCCGCCTTCGGGCGGCCCTTTTTTTCCTATGGTGCACGTACCTCCGAGCGCGCCCCCTAGAGTTCCGCGCATGAGCTATTTCGATCCTCTCGACATACGCAGCCAGGAGCGGGCACAGGCGGAAGCCGAGGAGCGCGCCCTCATGGCCTCGCAAATAGAGATCGACGATATAAAATGGCTCATGAGCAACAAGCGGGGCCGTCGGTTCGTGGCCCGCCTGTTGGAGCGGGCAGGCGTGTGGCGCCTATCCTTCAGCACCAATGCGCTAACCATGGCCTTTAACGAGGGCACGCGCAACGAGGGGCTGAGGTTGCTGGCACAGGTCACCGCGCACTGCCCCGACCGTTATACCGAAATGCTCAAGGAGAGCAAAGAATGACCACTGAAACGCTGATGACCGACGGCCAAAACACCCAAACAGCCGACCAGCAGCAAGCCGTGACTCCGCAAACCGAAGGCCAACCGGCTGCCGGTAGCGAACAAACGGCGCAACAGCAGCAAGCGACCGAAGGACAGAACGCTGATGGCCAGCAGGCCGAAGGCGCCAAGACCGAAGGCGAACAGGCGAAGCCGCAAGGCGCGCCCGAGAAGTACGAGTTCCAAGCACCCGAGGGGCAGAAGTTTGACGATGCCGTATTGAGCGCTTACTCCGAAATCGCCAAGGAATTGAACCTGCCACAAGACGCCGCGCAGAAGGTACTCGACAAGGTGGCACCTGTTATCCAGGCGCGCCAAGTCGAACAGATTGAGGCGGTACGCACCGCCTGGGCGGATAGTGCAAAGACCGATAAGGAGTTCGGCGGCGACAAGCTACCCGAAAACCTTGCCACGGCCAAGAAGGCACTCGACGCCTTTGGCACGCCTGAACTGAAAAAGCTGCTGAATGAGTCTGGTCTAGGTAACAACCCGGAAGTTATCCGCGCATTTTATCGCGCCGGGAAAGCAATCAGCGAGGACAAGTTCGTTGGTGGTAAGGGCGCCCCGCCCGATGCTAATGACGCACGATCCTTGTATCCAAACAGCGATTTGAAATAAGGAGCACTTAAATGGCAACTCTCACTAGCGGTCAACTCACCCTCGCCGATTGGGCGAAGCGCCTAGACCCCGAAGGTAAGGTCGAGGTCAAGATCGCCGAAATCTTGAATCAAACTAACGAAATCCTCGAAGATGCGGTTTTCATCGAGGGCAACCTGCCGACCGGCCACCGTGTCAATATCCGAACCGGCTTGCCGACCGTTTACTGGCGCTCGCTCAACCAAGGCGTGCCGCGTTCCAAGAGCACCACGGCTCAGGTTGATGAGTCTTGCGGCATGCTGGAAGCCTACAGCGCGGTCGATAAAGACCTGGCCGAACTGAACGGCAACACCGCCGCCTTCCGGTTATCTGAGGATGTGGCCTTCCTGGAAGCCATGAACCAGGCGCAGGCACAGACCATGTTCTACGGCAACCCGGCCACCGACCCGCGCCAGTACCTCGGCCTATCCACCCGCTACGGCACCCTTGCCGGCGCCGGCAACGCGCAGAACATCCTTGACGCGGGCGGCACCGCCTCGAACAACGCCTCCATCTGGCTGGTGGTGTGGGGCGAAAACACGGTTTTCTGCCCGTTCCCGAAGGGCTCGAAGGCCGGCCTCGTGTCCGAGGACGACAGCATCCTCACCATCTACGACAGCAACAACAACCCCTTCAAGGCGTACCAGACCCACTACCAGTGGAAGAACGGCCTCGTCGTAAAAGATTGGCGCTATGTCGTGCGCATTGCCAACATTAACACCGCCAACCTGGTGAATGAGTCCGGCGCTGCTGACCTGGTGAAGCTCATGAGCCGCGCGCTGGATCGCATTCCCAACCTGTCCATGGGCCGCGCTGCGTTCTATATGAACCGCACGCTGTTCTCGATGATGCGCATTCAGGCCCTGAACAAGAGCCAAAACGCCATCAGTGTGCAGGAAGGTTTGACGCAATTCGGCCAACCGGCCCGCTGGCTGGACTTCCTGGGCGTGCCGCTGCGCAAGGTTGACCAGCTTCTGAATACCGAAGCCCGCGTAGTTTAATGGATAAGGAGAAATTACCATGATCGTAGACAACAACCTGCTCGTTTCCGGTTCCATCTCCGGCAGCACTGTGACCGGACAAACCGTCACCGGCACCGGCCCGGTGCTTTCCACCAACACCATCGACCTGCTGCAAGCCCGCGATATCGGCGAAGGCGAAAAACTTTCTCTTCGTACCGAAGTGGTTACGGCCGTGGCTGGCGCGACTTCTATTGAAGTCCAAGCCATCACCACTGACGACGCCGCGCTCACCGCGAACCTGAATGTCGTCGGCACCACGGGCGCCATCCCAGTGGCTTCGCTGACGGCTGGCGCGCGCTTCGTTGCGAACCTAAATCCGCGCATCGGCAGCAAGAGCCAGCGCTACCTGGGCATTCGCTACGTCATTACCGGCACCGGCACTGCTGGCGCCTTCGTTGCGGACTTCGGCCTCGAAACGCAAGACGGCCAGAAGTTCTACCCCGGCGGCTTTGCCGTGCTGTAAGGAGACTGAACCATGGCACAAGTCCGCGTTTTGCAAAAGTCCTATATCGGTAGCCGCATCGTCGAAGAAGGTGAAATCGTCGAATACGATGGCGAGATCGCCGACAACCTGGAACTGGTCAAGAAAGGGAAGAAGGGCGCCGACGCACCGGCATCCGACGCCTCTGGCGCTGACCAGGCCGGCGAAAGCCTGGTTTAACCGTTTCTCTCCAGGGAAGCAGTTTACGGGGGCCTCGCGCCCCCGTATTTTTAGGAGCACGCGATGGCATCCGAAGTCGATATTTGTAACCTAGCCCTGGCGCATCTGGGCGACACCGCGACCCTGACAAGCATAGACCCGCCCGAAGGGTCGGCGCAGGCTGAACACTGCGCGCGCTTCTACCCCATGGCCCGCGATTCCATGCTGGAGATGCACTCGTGGGGTTTTGCCACCTCGCGCGTTTCGCTGGCCCTATTGGGCAGCGGCTGGCCCGAATGGGACTATTCCTATGCCCAACCGTCCGGCGCGCTCAACATCATCGCCGTTCTTCCGCCCGACGCCACCGACGACTACAGCATGGGCGCCGCGAACGTGCCGGCAGCGGCTGGCGGTTCCTACGTGCCGCAAGCGTTTTCCTGCGAAGTAGACGGCAGCGGCAACAACGTGATTTTCACAGACCAGGCCGACGCCGTGCTGCGCTATACCAGCATCGTGACTGATACAACCAAGTTCTCGCCGCTGTTCACCATGGCCTTGTCTTGGCACCTGGCGTCGATGCTGGCCGGGCCGCTGCTAAAAGGGGACGCGGGCGCCGCTGAATCCAAGCGCTGCGCCGCCTTGGCGCAGAGCTATCTCTCGATGGCTGTTGAATCCGACGCCGCGCAACGGCGCATCAGCCCGCAGCATAACGTCGACTGGATCAGCGGGAGGTAAGCATGTCGAGCACCCGCACCCTGCAGCATTCTTTCGCTGGCGGCGAGATCAGCCCGGAAATGTTCGGGCGGATTGACGACTCCAAGTACCAAAGCGGGCTGGCAAAGTGCCGCAACTTCATCACCAAGCCGCAAGGCCCGGCAGAGAACCGGGCCGGTTTTCAGTTTGTGCGCGCGGTGAAGGATTCGACCAAGAAAGTGCGGCTGATTCCGTTCACCTACTCGACCACGCAAACCATGGTGATCGAGGTGGGCGCGGGCTACTTTCGCTTTCACACACAGGGCGCCACCCTCTTGAATGGCGGCGCGCCGTATGAGATCGCCAACCCGTTCGCCGAGGCCGACCTGTTCGACCTGCACTATGTCCAATCGGCTGACGTGCTGACCCTGACACACCCGAACTACGCGCCGTGCGAACTGCGCCGCCTGGGCGCGACCACCTGGCAATTGACCACCATCGCGTTCGCCCCGGCCATCGCCTCACCCACGGGCGTGGTTGCGACGCCCAACGCAACCGATTCGACCTACACATACAAATACGTCGTTACCGCTACTGCCGCAGATGGGTATAGCGAGTCGGCTGCCTCAGCGGTTGCCACCTGCACGAACAATCTATTTACAACCGGCCAATGGAATACAATAAGCTGGGGCGCTGTGGCCGGCGCGTCCCGGTACAACATCTATAAGCTGCAAGGCGGCCTATATGGCTACATCGGGCAAACCACCGGGCTTTCGATTATAGACGACACCATCGCGCCCGACCTGGGCAAGACCCCGCCGATTTATGAAACTGTGTTCAACGCGGCCGGCGACTATCCGGCCGCCGTATCCTATTTCGAGCAACGGCGCTGCTTCGCTGGCACGATCAACAAGCCCCAAAACATCTGGATGACGCGGAGCGGCACCGAATCGGCAATGTGCTACTCGCTGCCTATCCGTGATGACGACCGCATCGCCTTCCGCGTGGCCGCCCGCGAGGCGAACACCATCCGCCATATCGTGCCGCTGACCCAGCTCTTGCTGCTCACCAGTTCAGCCGAGTGGCGCGTTACATCAGTCAATTCCGATGCCATCACGCCGACCACCATCAGCGTGCGCCCGCAGTCCTACGTCGGCGCGTCCAACGTGCAGCCGGTAATCATTAACAACAGCCTGATTTATGGTGCAGCTCGCGGTGGCCACGTGCGCGAACTCGGTTATTCCTGGCAGGCCAACGGCTTCATCACCGGGGATTTATCCCTGCGCGCCACGCACCTGTTCGATACCTTCGACGTGCTTGACATGGCCTATGCCAAGGCACCGCAGCCCCTCGTCTGGTTCATCAGCAGCAGCGGCAAGTTGCTGGGTCTCACCTACGTGCCCGAGCAACAGATTGGCGCGTGGCACCAGCACGATACAGATGGGGTGTTCGAGTCCTGCACGGTAGTAGCCGAGGGCGGAGAGGATGTGCTTTATTGTATTGTTCTCCGTACCATTGGCGGCAATTCGGTGCGCTATGTCGAGCGCATGGCCTCGCGCCAGTTTACCAACCCGGCCGATGCCTTCTTCGTCGATTGTGGATTGACCTACTCGGGCGCGCCCGCGACCACGATCAGCGGGCTAAACCACCTCGAAGGTAAAACAGTCAACATCTTGGCCGATGGTGCGGTGCATCCGCAGCGCGTGGTCACGTCGGGTAGCATCACGCTCGACCAGGCGGCCAGCAAGGTGCAGATAGGTCTGCCGATTGCCGCCGACCTGCAAACCCTGCCCATGGCCGCGCAAATAGATAGTAGCTTCG